GACACCCTTCTCCACAGTCCCATCTGGCCTGTGAAGGTTGCCACGCCGGTTGTATTTGCAGCTCATGCATGTGCCTATCATCTACAGCCCCCGAATGAGATCCTCGTTTCCAGGGCGGTTCTGGTGCGTCCTGTGCAAGAGTTCAATCCCTGCCACCACGCTGGCGGTGTCTGTCCCGTAAGTTCCCCGGAGTTCCTTCAGTTGCTCAACCGCCCTGTGTGGGAGGTTGTAGGCTTTTTGGTATCTTGGTTCCTGTGCCATGATTATATGTATAGATATATGAGTATATAATTATTTCTGATTAATTTTTTTATACTCGTTTATTAGGTTCTGCCGTGCTGCTTTTCTTGATAAATATTTTAAATGATCGTATTGTTTTAGTTTTTCAGCATTTTTAACCCTATATTCTCGTTGATATTCAGATATGCATGCTTTACAAACATTTCCAAGACCAAACTCAACGATGTCTTTTTCAAGTTTACACTTTACACACACAATTTTAAAATCCACAGGTTCATGTTCCATAATACATAATTCATAGTTCTGTGTATTTATAGATATCTTTTGTTTTAATCAGAGCCAAAATCGAGCCTAAATAATTAAATTTAATTATGAACTTCACAAGTTCCAAAAATTCCTTACTTAGCAGACACACACACGATTCACATACATACTAAAATGTAAAAAAGTATTACTGTATATAAATAACCCACTTAATGTGTGAATTTAATGAAATTAATGAATTTTATGTATTATATGAACTATAAGAATTTCTTTAGTCCATAACATATCTGATATACACTGGTTGCTTTTTAACTCCTTCTTCTTTACCTGGAAATAACACTATCATTTCTGCTTCTTCCATTGTCTCAAGAGCTGTGTTTACCTCTTTTGCAGGTTTACGAATATACCTTAACAACTTGCTTTTTTTTGCCGTTCTGTTCGGCTCCCCTCTCAAGAACATGATAATCTTATTCTGAATGTTATCAGATGCAGCATCTGAAACGTCACATATCACACCCCGCGAAATAGGGAGGAAGTAATCATTTATCTGCCTTACAGACTCTTCAAGGAACGAATCAGGAATGATAATCCTGATCTTCTTGTCTGCCTTGTCCCAGGACTCACATACTCCAGGCTCACCAATATAGTAAAGTGCAGCCATCTTCAGGGCATACATAGCGTAACGCTGAAACACCGACCCATGAATACCGGACTGGAGAAGATCCGCTTCTGTTTTGCTCATCCATTCATTGAAATAATTAAACCCGAACGGAGTAAGGGAACATCTTATTTCCTCATATTCCTTTATATGTCCCGCAATATTCCAGAACTCCGAAGCGATATCTCCCAGGTGTGTCTCTTCGTCCCCTGTCGCGTCCCGTACCCCCATTGTGTCTTTTTGGTACTGAGGGTAACAATACAAGAACCGGATAAGCCAACCTGAAGAAAGATCAGCGTCCGAACACCCACCGATAAAACTCTCATGAGTGGTTGCATAAAAAAACGTCGCATAGGGATTTTCAACCTTAAACTCTGAAACCTTCCCACGAGAGGTTTTTAGTTTCCTCCTGGTTCCAACACAATCATACAACTTACAAAGCACATCCCGCATATCTGAAAGGTATTTCTTCTGGTTTATTGAGGATAAGAGCTGGGCACACTCATCAATAGTCATATACCCCCTCGGTTCTTCGCTCATTTCTTCAATAAGTCCCTCTGTTGAAAACATTCCAGGGAAGCGGTGAAACGGTTTTAACCAGTCGCCTGAATCGAGGATAAGGTTAGTTGTGTTTACTGCCGTGCTCTTCCGGCTGATAGAACTCTTACCAAGACACATCATCCAGATATTAGTATAGATATTCGCTGAAGCCAACCTGTAAACCAACACCCTATCAGCAGCGATTGATAATAATGAGAGGGCTGCTGCATAGTGATACTCATTATACGCGTCGGTCCTGGTCTTCCAGTAGTCAATATACTTTACAATAAAATTGTTCCGAGATAGTTTAACGTCTAATTTGTGGTATTTGACTTCTGGAATGTCTTCTTCCTTAACTTCAAACAGATTTGCCCCATTATAGTAAAACGGGTCATAAATTGCCCTGAACTCTTTCCATCTGTTAGGGCCATCTTGGCCACCACAAGACCCATGAAAGCACTTAGCGGTAAGTTCCCCTGTATATTTGTTCTGACTAACATACGCCCCGTCTGTGTGTGCATTGGAAAACGGGCACACGTCCAACTTATACCCCAAATCATCTGCCTTTCTAAACTTCTTATACCACGTAACCCCCCACTCCTTGAGGTATTCTATAAGCGGTTTAAAATCCTCTTTTTTTGTAAATAACCTCTCTATATCTTCTTTTGTTGTTTCAGGTTCTCCAGATGCTAAAACTAATAAATCATGAGGGACAATCTCTATATTGTCTGGAGCAAACAGGACATAGCTTCTTCGGTGAGGATTTTCCTCGGTATTCTCACCTTTCCTTGACATCGTCCCATATAGTTTGATAATCCTGGCAGCGTTTGAAACGCTGGTATCAATTTTACACTTTATCCCGTCAGAGGTTGAATTAAACTTTTTAGCAAGGTTAACCAGAACCTTTCTAATTAAATCCGTTTTTGCCGGTTCATCTATCCTGTATAAAACATGCATACCGTTACCTGAATCAGCTATAATTGGTTCAGGAAACCCCATACCTCTTAAATGGTTACGAACTGCCCCGCCTATATCCAGGGCTAACTGTTTTTCTGTCTCTGTTGCAGAGGTGCTTGCCTTGCGTTCTGGGTCAACGTCAATGACCAACCACTTCCGATTGATAATGTCAGCGTCACCGGTGAGCTTAACCCCATACGCAGGACTCATTACATCAGGGCGGTTATTGTATAGTTCAGGATCAACCTCGTTTATAGTAACATAAATCCCAACCCAGGCAGCCGACACATCGAGTTTTACTATCTCTCTTGCTGCCGTTTCACAATCCCTAAAAAACCCTGCACAAATCTTTCTGCCGTTTATCGCCCTTACCTCAAAGGTTTGTCCATACTCAAAAAGCAGTTCTAAATTCGATTTAATTGTCTCGTAAAGTTCTGTTGTCATTCACTCACCAATGTCGGAAGGAGTTATTATTGATACACCGATAGATGAAAATTGTTCTTTATACCTGGTGTCAGGTGTAAAAATCACGTACTTTTTGCATTCACAATAATTTGTTTTTGTAGTGCCTCGCTTTATTATCTGAAATAAAGATTCAAACTGGTTAATTTCAGGTACAATTTTTATATATACCAACACCCGGTTTATATGCGCTAAAATTGCTCCAGGAATTACCGGGGATATTTTTCTAGAAACAGCAGGGTGAGACGTCTTTAATTTTGGTCTAATTGTTCCGTTTAAACATATATTTGCTAAAACGTCAAACGGTTCATTTAAAAGTAAACTGTAATCGCATACCTGAACACATCTATCAACCGAATATGGTTTAACATAATACAATGAAAGCTCTTTCTTTATTGCTTCATATGCAGATTGATAATCTGAGTTATGGTCTCTAATTTCTATAACCGGCTTTCTGATTACATTTTTAGCGGTTCCAAATAGTGCAACCTTCGCAACCTGCCTGATGTTATCTCCAGAATATAGTATCTTAACAAGGCCCTCTCTCTCTGAATCAACAGGATTATCAATCACATATACTGGAGCAACAGGATTATAAGAACCAGAATAAAAATTCGTGTTTATAGCGGTGTATTCTGCATTCTTAACCTCTTCTTCGGTTCTTTCAACTCCTAAAACGTCACGCAAGAACCAGGTATCATAAGTATTTTCAGGGTTCCCGTATACAATAATAATACCATTTGCCCAATCGGGTAAATGCGTCTCAAAGTAACCTATCTTCTCTTTCTCTCTCTCCGTTAATAAATCAGGGCTGGCCTTAACTTCAATAAACCACCCGGTTTTATAGATAAAAAAGTCAGGACAGTAAACTCCGGCAGTTGTTGGAAAACCACCTTCCACTTCATACCCGACCCCAACACCAAGATAGTTAAAATATGCTGCCCACTTCCCCTCCAATTTTGACTTGTAATTTACCCCATTATAAAAAATTTTAATTGCTTCGCAGCGCTGCCCTGATATAACCTGCTCTTCATACTCTGATTTCATTTATTCCCCTCCAGGTAATCTGAAATTTTCTTCACGGTTTGATAATTTGCGCCATACTCAGGATACCTGGCCATTCTCCAAAGAGTCGGCTGGGGTATCCCCGTTGCTTTAGACAGCTTTGACAGGTTGAACATACCAATCCTTTCTGCTATCTCCTCTGCTGAAAGCATACATACTATTCTGCTCTGGAAGTATTTATATACTTTTGAATTAAACATTATGTTGTAACAGGTGCCACCAGCGTAAGACCTGTTACACCCCCGCGTCAGGGTGGATCATCCCCACCCTCCCGCCATACGCCGGCACCTCACCCGGCTAAAAACGTACACGCCCCAACTAACAAAACGGAAAAAACCATGATATCACTTAAAGACATCTCGAGGGCGTCAATAAAACCCCCTCGAATGATAATCTATGGAGAAGCTGGCATAGGAAAAACAACCTTTGCCACTTCTGCACCTGCACCTATTGTTATCCAGACTGAAGACGGATTAGGAGTATTAGACGCCCCACGGTTCCCACTCGCTACCACGTTCGAGGAAGTTCTTGAATCACTCCAGAGCCTGGCCGAAGAGGATCACACGTTTAAGACAGTCGTAATAGACTCATTAGACTGGTTGGAACCTCTTATCTGGCAGGCAACCTGCAAACGGCTGGGAGTCTCAAGTATCGAAGCCCCTGGTTACGGCAAGGGATATGTTGAGACCACAACCGAGTGGAGAAAGTTCTTTTCTTACGTAACTGCCCTCAGGGACGAAAAAGACATGTTGATAATAATGACCGCTCACAGTGTCATTCAGCATGTTGAAGATCCCATACACCCGGCCTATGACATGCACGCTCTCAAACTGCACAAGAGGGCCTCTGCAATCGCTGAAGAGTATAGCGACATCATAGGCTTTGCATCACTCAAAACCCTCCTGAAGACAGAGGAGGCTGGGTTTGGTGAAAAGAGGAACAGGGCAATAAGCACGGGCGAACGCGTTATTAATGTAGGTGCTAACCCGGCTTACGTATCAAAGAACCGCTACAGCATGCCTGAAACTCTCCCGCTCGTATGGAGTGAATTCGAGCAACACATACCAGGAACGAACTAACATGGCAGAACTAAACTTTGATGCTTCCCTCGTGGAGCCACAATCAGACTTTTCCCCTCTCCCAGTGGGAAACTACACCGTAGTCATTACCCAGAGCGAAATGAAACCAACCAAAACGGGCAACGGGCAATACTTACAGCTCACCCTTCAGGTAGTCGAAGGGGAGTTCAAGAACCGCCTTATCTTTGACCGTTTAAACATCCAGAATGCCAACGACGTAGCTCAGCAGATAGCCCAAAAGGCCCTCTCAAGCATCTGCCGGGCTGTTGGAGTCATGCACCCTAAGGATAGTGAGGAGCTGCATGATAAACCGTTCAGCGTAAAAATAGGTATCCGGCCTGCAAGCGGGGAATATGGAGAAAGCAACATTGTAAAGGGGTATTCATCACTCTCCTCCTCTCCTGTAAAGAAGGGAAGCGCAAAGCCCTGGGAGAAGTGACCCCAATGGCAACCCTTCCGAATAACCTTTTTTCCCCGACTGTCGACCTCATTTATTCCACCTACACCAACAGCCCGCCCCGCCCCCACTTGGGAGCATCACAGATCGGTAATCCTTGCGAGCGGGCGTTGTGGTATAGTTTCCACCATGGCAAGTTGCCAGCCTTCTCTGGAAGGATGTTACGGCTATTTGAAACCGGATTTAGAGAGGAGTCTCGAATAATTATGAACCTCCGCTCTGCCGGCCTCCAGGTGTGGGACAGGGGAGACGATGGCAAACAGATCCGGTTTGAGATGTTTGGCGGTAAGTTTGCAGGATCAATAGACGGAATGGTTTTAGGGATCCCAGAGGCACCTAAAACCCCGCACCTGCTTGAGATAAAGACATCCAACGATAAAAGCTTTAAACAAATGCTCAAGCAGGGGGTTGAGCATAGTAAGCATCAGCACTACTGCCAGATGCAGGTTTACCTTGGAGCTTTGGACTTAAAGCGGGCCTTGTATATAGTAGTAAACAAGAATGATGATTCTATCTATTCAGAGCGGATTGAGTTCCATAAACCAACATACGATTTATTGATAAACAAGGCCGAGCGGATAGTCACGTCAGACGCCCCGCTGGAGCGGTTTGAGAGTTTCGAGTGCCGCTGGTGTGAGTTTAAGAAGATCTGTAACTGGGAGGAGATGCCCAGGGTCTGTTGTCGCACCTGTTGCCATTGGGGGAAATGCGAGACAGATGAGGTATGTGAGAAACACATATTTAACCCGCACCTGGTTAACTCTGAAGCGGTGGACGCGTCAGAGGAGGAAAACTGGATCCTTTACGCAGACGGGAGACGGAACGGGCCTGGGTATTTGAGAAGTGAGGAGATGGGATGAATGTGCTTGTGGCTTGTGAGTTTTCAGGAACCGTGAGAGATGCATTTACAGCCAGAGGCCATTATGCCCTTTCGTGTGACTTGTTACCGTCTGAAACTCCAGGAGAACACTATCAGGGAAATGTCAGGGATATTCTCAATGACGGGTGGGATTTGATGATAGCTCATCCTCCATGTACTTACCTTTGTGTATCTGGGGCACGCTGGTTTTCAGATAAAAACACCTGTATTGTGTGTTATGATGAATATTTTAAACTCTGGAGGCCTATAAAATCAAGACGAAAACAACAGGATCTAGGTATAGAATTTGTAAAAGAACTCATGGAAGCACCCATACCAAAAATCTGTATTGAAAATCCTGTATCAATTATCTCAACCCGTATCAGAAAGCCGGACCAGATAATCCAGCCTTGGATGTTCGGGGCAGATTTTACAAAAACCACGTGTTTATGGTTAAAAAACCTTCCATTTCTTAAACCAACATCTGAAAAACCAACACAATTAAAAAAACTTGAAATAAGAGATAAATCCCCCACAAAAACAAGGTGGAAAGAGAGAAGTCGTACTTATCAGGGAATAGGAAATGCAATGGCTGCACAGTGGGGATGTGAATGATCCTTAGACCATATCAGCAGGCCGCTATAGATGCTCTTTGGCATTATTGGAGAAATCGTGGAAAGGCAGGGTTGATCGTAAGTCCGACCGGCAGCGGAAAAAGTCTCCTCATTGCAGAGATCTGCCGTAAAGTCTTAACGGATCACCCAGGAACCCGGATTATCCAGGTCACGGACTCAAAGGAACTCATAGAGCAGAACTGCAAGGAGTTCCTGAAGTATTACCCGGAAGCCTCAACCGGTATCTACTCAGCAGGACTAGGAAAGAAACAGCGCCACGCCGACGTAACGTTTGCAGGTATCCAGAGCGTATACAAGCACGTATATGATTTCGACCCCGCGATCGATTTGGTAATCATTGACGAATGCCACATGATACCGAAGGAGTCAGACACCCGGTATGGTGAGTTTCTCAAGGCTGTCCGAATCGCCAACCCTTCAGCCGCCTTTGTCGGACTGACAGCGACCCCCTATAGACTTGATAGCGGCCTCCTGCACCACGGAGAAGGGGCACTCTTTGACGGTATCGCATACGACATAAACATTAACACTTTGATAAAAGAGGGCTACCTGGTGCCTGTCATAAGCAAGGGCGGTATCAAAAATATTGATCTGTCCCAGGTTAAGACGACAGCCGGCGAGTATAACCTCGGAGATCTTGCATGTGCAGCCGACGACCCCGCCCTGGTTGAAGCGGCATGTGAGGAGATAAAGCGGTATGGAGCAGACAGAAGATCCTGGCTTATCTTCGCCGCGGGTGTGGACCACGCCTATCATATCCAGTCTCTCATACCTGGTTCAGAGGTAGTCATAGGAGAAATGAACCAAAAGGCCCGCGATAAGATTATCAATCAGTTTAGGGACGGGAAAATAAAGTGCCTCATAAATGTTAACGTTCTCACAAAGGGATTTAATGCTCCCTGTGTGGATCTCATTGCCTTAATGACAGCCACCAAGAGCACGTCAAAATATGTGCAAATGGTTGGAAGAGGCACAAGAACCTGTCAGGGTAAGGAAAATTGTTTGCTCCTAGACTATGGCTTTAATGTGAGTGAGCACGGCCCGATTGACGCGGTAAACCCAAAAACGAAAGGCACAGGCCAGGCGCCAATGAAAACCTGTCCAGAGTGTCAGGCTCTTCTTTACGCATCAGCCCGTGAGTGTAATCAGTGTGGGTATGCATACCCCGAACAGGAGACTCTCCCCAATCACGGCACCCAGGCTTTTGACGGAGCGGTGTTGACGGACCAGATAGAACCGTTCTGGGTGAACGTCCAGGCTGTTGAATACTCCAGGCACCAGAAGGAAGGGAAACCAGACAGCGTGAAAATCAGTTACATCTCAAGAGGAGGAGAAAGATACAACACCTGGTTGGCAATCGACCACAAAGGATTCGCAGCAGAGCAGGCTCTCCGGTGGCTCTCCAAGATAGGCTCGGACGCCACCAGCGTGTCAGAGGCCCTTGAGGAAGCCATGTCAGGACGGTGGCCTATGCCCAGGAGGATCCAATGCAAACAAGACGGTAAGTGGTGTCGGGTGATTGGAGAGGATTATAGTAAGGTTAAGCAGGAGTGTTTGAATTATGAGTAGTGAGCACGCAGAGCAAGCGGGATTTGTTGCCTGGTTTTCACAACGATACCCAGGCACTCTTATCATGGCTATTCCCAACGGAGGAAAAAGAGACATTGTGACGGCGAAGAAACTTCAGATGGAGGGTGTAACGCCAGGGGTCCCGGACTTATTTATCCCCGCCTGGTCCCTCTGGATCGAAATGAAAAAACCTGGTGGACGACTGTCAGAGGCACAAAAGGATATGATTGATTATCTCACCCGCATAGGCCATACCGTTATTATCGGCCACGGAGCCCGCGACGCATCAGAAAAAGTTTTGGAGTTTTTGAAATGAAACCATGGTACGGAGGTATAAACAACCACGAAGATCTGAAGGACTGCACCCCTGAAAGTTTCAAGTTCCACGGGACGTTTAAGAGCGTGGCAAGAATGATAATCCCGCTTCTCCGCACCCCCCAGGAATGGTTGGACGGTATAACCGGAAACCTTGCCATTGTCCGCTCAATCTACTATGAGTATCTGGAGCACGAGAAACAGCGAAGCAGGGACGAAGACCCGCCCAAGGCCCACCTACACCGGCACGCCATATTCTCCCGCGTGGTGCCCTTCGCCCTGGTCATTGCATACTATGATCCCAACTACCGGGAAGTGGTTGAATGGTTCCTGTTTCGGATAAAGCAGGAAGATATGGTGTTTTTCCCACACCACCGGGAGCCTAACTGCTGGTATCAAGACGGACGTGGAAGGGCACCCGCGTCGAGGGAAGCGGTTGAAGAGTATTTAAAGGAAATTAAGTAAAAAAAGAAAATTACTCTCCCACTAAAAGCGGGAGTTGTTTTGTTGAGTCTATACACATCGGCAAAAAATCAGGAATGTATTTTTCTGGCAAACCTCGAAAAACTTCTTTTTGAAACCTGTTAATATCATCAATTTCAATCTTTCCGCACGCTATGGCAGCAAACGAAACCATTTTCTGTGCAGAGTCTTTCCGTGCAAGTTCTTTAGAATATTTCTTATGTGCTCCAGGTTCAAACTTTACATCAGGGCCTCTTACTAGTGCCTGATCATTATACGAAAGTGCATGAAGTCTCTTAACCGTGTTTGGAGAAGCGGGATGCGCTTCATTAACTTTCTTTATAAATAGTGCCCGCCTTAATCCGTTATCACCTTGGATCGATTTAGGATCATCTTTGATAGATCCGATGTCAATCATTAGCGGGAGTTCTCCGGTAAGGATCTTTTCTGCTGTATCTGTTAACCAATTACGCATTCTAATTAATTTCTGCTTTCGCTCATCTCCATATTTCTTATAATTGAGAGTCGTTAAGAATGAAAATGCGTCTCTGATGCTTAAATTGACATCAGATAATTTACCGCCTTTCATTTCATAAATCCCATTATATATGGAAGTGGATGCTGTAACAGCATTCAGCCCCAAATCTTGGAACAATTCCGGATTTAATGTTATTTTGCGCGACGCCTGATAGAAAGGGACTTCATAATACTCTGCAAGTCTGCGAAGAGAAATTCTCCACTTTCCTCCAGTGTTCTTAAACTGTATCGCAGAGTCTTCAAACGAAAGTTCTTTTATTTTAGTAGATAAATTATCTTGTGGCATTAATTAACACCCTTAATGTCTAAAGCATCAAGATGCTTTTTAACTGCGTTTCTGATAAATAGACTTCTATTTTCTCCAATAGATTTGTCTAATTTCTGGTTGATTCTGTTTAACATTTCAGAATCAATCTGAATGGTTATGTATTCCTTCATAATGTTACCTCCATAGTAACATTATAACATTGTATTTAATAGTATAAAATGAGTTGGAAGAGGGTGAATGAGATTAAATCAGGTATAGAATTCTAAACAATAGTTAGATAAGATTTCGCTGGTTTACCGTTTTGCTTCCCACATCTGATCTGACGTCAGGGTAGCAACATATGCCGCCGCGTCAGGGTTTGACAAGTCGATCTCAGGGTTTGCTAATCGGTACGTACTGATGATCCCGCCACCGCCAGAAATGGTAAAGCTCTCCTCAACCACCCTCCACAGTTTCAGATCAGATGTGATCCCAACGTCTGCAAAGTATTGCGTGAGATCAACAACGCCGAACAGGTACAGCGGGGTGCCCTGCATAACTATTGTGCACGTTTCGTCACAGAGTTCATAAATGTCTAAAATGTTCTGGGCGATCCCTGCATAAAAGTTTGAGGTTTCAACAAACACGTCAATGTACGGAGGCGTGGCCCCGTCTTTTACTGCAATTTCAATACTCGGGTATGCAACAACCATTATTCCCCCTACGTCCATAGTTCATATACAATCACTCTCGTGCAGTTCATCTCAGGAACGCTTTCAATTGAGCACGCTTCTACCAGGTGCGACGAATCAGACACCGTGACCGGCAGACTGTACCCCCCTGCAGCATGGATCGGTCACCGGGTCCGGGTCACCCGGATAGACTCTCAATCCGAATCTCCGCCCCGTAATTTACCGGTGCAGCGTTAAACCTGTTCATCTAGTGCCCAGCCGGGGCGCTTTTTGTAACAGTTCAACGCTCTGCCTCTCTTGCGAAGTCTTTTTTGTGTGAGCATCATAGGGCCACGCTAAAGAGTGAATCTGTCTGCCATAGGACCACACGGGCACGAGTGAGAAAAGAGAATATGGTGCGACTATGACATGTCGCGTTTGATATAGATCGGTGTGGGGAAGCCCACCTTCGTGCCGCCGGTATCCCTGGCTTTCAGTTGCACATAGTTTTTACCGGCCCGGAGTATGCTCGTGAGGTTTACCAGTTCCCGGCTTACGGTTTCGCCTGAGTAGGTGATCGGATCGTTGCTATGGTAATCAATCGCCCGAACGTCTCCTGTATCCCCAAACACCTCAACCCGCAACTCATTATCGTAAAATATGGTTGAGAGCGTCGTTTTCGACTGGCTCAGGTACACGTGTCCTTGGCCGTCCCAAATATATTCAACCGGGGTATGTGTGACTATCTCACCAGGGTAGTTAATTTCCCTCCACGATGCCGATGAAAAAATTGTTTTTGTGGCGTCGTTAAACATCAGCCGTTTCGTCTCCGGGTTGTAAATGACATATTTGTCACCTGCAGCGAGACCTGACGTTGGGCACCCAGAGGAGTACAAAAATTCTCCAATCTCAATCTCGCACATACTAGGATATGCTACATCCCTTCCGATAATAATAGATGGGTAATACGGGTATGGCGCAAACCCACCAGGAGCATACCAGGCAGGGTAGTTTGGGCGCCCAACATAAACGTCGAAATCTGGATAATTTGGATTGGTGTAATAATTCACTCCATCAATTTTTTTAATCACCTCATATTGGCTAAACCTGAAGGATGCATATCCTGGGATGTTATATAATCCGTGATTTATCCAAGTCCCAATAAAACTATCATGACCTCTACCCCTCCATGCTATTTTAACAACATCGACCCCCGCAAGGTTGACGGGGGTAATGGTGGATACATTGCCATTTTTTGCACTGGTTGAAGTTATGGAAATGGCGGTTGCCCCAAGGGAAATAGTACAGTTTCCAAGAGCATTAATTTTCCAATTTTCAGCATATGACATTTCAATATCTTCGAGGATTACCGAATATGTCGTTTCATCGTTTGAAACAATTTTATAATACGCCCCTTTATTTTTCCCGGTTATCATGATCAGATACATACCCGACAACGGTTCGCCCCACTCTCGTGTGTCATCCTCAACGGTGAAACAGTCGATGACATCTGTCAGAGTAAACACAGCCGCCCCGAGCGGCATCATTCCCCACCTGAACGGCACGTCTCCGATATTGAACGGGATATCCCATTCCGGAAATACCCATACATAATCTGACAAATCGAGTTCGATCTTCGGCATGGCAAGTTTTGTCCCATCGGACAATGTGACCACGTCCACGTTGTCACCAACCTCGATGGGCTCAATCTTTTTTGCGAACGCCCACGGAGTCCCAGCCCCGTAGACCAGGACCTTGTCACCGACCTGGACGACCATCAGACGACCCTCGTTGTGATCGTCTCACCAGACTCAAGCGTGACCGTGCCCTCCTGCCCGTCAATGGCCGTGCAGACTCCCACCTGCAGACCTGGCATCTGACCTATTTTGTTGTCCACAATGGTTTCGATCTCGTTCGTCATGTCGTCGGAGGAATACCGGTACATTCTCCGGAGCGCTGACCATTTTGTGTCCTCGGTAAACTCGATCTCAACGAGTTTCTCAACCCCGTCGTTTGTTGCCCGGACGGTTTTCTTTATTCGCGTAATTCTCATCCAGTTTTCAGAGACGCCAGTGTACCCGGTTATCCTCATCTGCTGCAACAGTTCGAGATCCATTCGATCGAGTAGTTTGGCCGTGTAGGTGTAGGCAGTTGCTGAATAATACCCATAGAGTTCAGCAGCCCGAGCGTCTACCTGGTCCTGTGTTGTCCAAGACCCGCTATTCTCAATTTTCTCGACTGCTAACTCGTCACCAGCAGTCACGGACGGGCTTTCGACGGTGCAGAAAAACACCCCGCCTGCATTGTTCCGGCCTATGACTGTTACCCGGTTGTACCGCTCATCTCCCTTCGCAACCGGTTTTATATCGCCGACCAGGTATGGGTCCGGGTAGGCAAACGTGACTGCAGCAGGGAGATCAAGATCTGTGTCTATGTCGTCCTCACTGACAAAATAGGCTGCAGCGGTTGCAATCCCGTCGACTACAATCCATTTGACCAGGAACACAAACCGGCAGTAGTTGCAGATCTTGTCAATTGCCTGCTTTTTGGTTGTGCCGGTCGGGAAGTCGAACACTCTGGAGTTGAGTGTATCCCCCCATGCCGTGACCGAGTCAATGTTGTACGGCATGATGCCGGTCGTTTCTTCCCAGTCGTCGCCGCCAAGCAGCCCGGTTATGACCGTGGCTGGGTTCGTTCCGGCTGTGTTGTGCTGGTATTCTGCCTGCACCTGCTGCCGGGAGAGATACCAGGCATAATCATATCCTGAGATCACAGTTTTGTTTGCCGCTTCTCGGATTGTATACGATCCTTTCGGCAGGATCCCGGCGAATATCGCCTGACTAACTCCCAGGTGATCCGTCGTCGAAAAAGTCGCGTGCCTCAGTACGTCAGTATTGATCTCGTTCAGCCCGTCGATGGTTGCACTCATTGCCCAAATGTCGTCAGACACGCCCCGACCGACACTGAATTGTGTGAGGTCTAGTTCGTCGAGCGGAATGTAGAGTTTGCCTATGACTGATCCGGAGAGAGTGAGATTGATTTCTAAAAGTGGTGAGAGAGTTGTGATTGGTGCAGAGGGGACGAGATTGAGACCTGCAGAGATCGCCAGCGGGTGCAGATCGGTTGAGACCGACCCCGAGAAACCCGCTGAAACTTCAACAACCGGCCAGGTATGAGTGAGAGGGTACGGTGAGTCATACCGTGAATATGGAGATTTTGATGCTGCTATTGGTCGAAACATTGTTTGTTGTCCGGGATTTTGGGAGGAACTTGGTAAAATCAGGTCAGGTCCCTATAGATGATTTGTTCACCCGTGTTGCCTGTGCCCATCCAAGAATATTCTCGCCCTCATCGTAATTCGCATCAAAATACGCCTGAATTGCAGCATGTGACTCATAGACTGCCGGTAACACCCAGTTGATCCGGACAGACTCATAGGACCACTCTATATACTCGTTGCCCAGGTCATCTGTTTTCGTTGCACGGGTTATATTCCAGTTGACTAATATGTCCAGTTTCCCATTTTTCAGGGTGCCGAAATCCGGCTGAATGTTTTGTGGTTCAATGTTACTTTGTGTCATAATGACCTCTTCACAACATCCTCAAGAGGGTTGTGAATACCGAGATTGAACGATGAATTGCGTGTCCAATAACTAAAATCTCCTGATTTAGTATGTCTTTTAATTTTACTTTCTCGCCATCAAGTTTGGATTCGCCTTTTGCAAAATCAGAAAATTTAGGATATTCTGTCATTTTAATCTATAAACTCGACGCGCCCGCCAACATTCGCACCGACAGTCGAAGGGCCGCCATTCGAACCCCGAAACCCGACCCCCGCCACCAGGCCATGCGTCCAAACACCCCCGGCCCGCAGAACACCCGTCTGGCTGATGCCAGACTGATGGCTGTAGAAGTAATCGGTCAGATATGTGTCGCTCGCCCCTGACAATGCACCCGGTACAAACATAGGCCCCAGAATGTTTCCTGAATCTCTCGCAAGTGCCGATATGTACCCATGGCAGTATGCACCAGCGTCAGTTCCGCTAATGTTTGTTGTCCCGTTGATCGGGATTGGGTCGGTGATCTCTTCGTAGTTTCCAGCGGTCAGCACATTTGCAATCGTGCCGGTTCCGTCCCGGTTTAGGATCCGGTGTGATGTATCGGTCGTGTTATAACCCGGCACAAACTGCCAGATGTTGCCCCACGGGTTTTCAATTCCTCTCCACACAACCGAATGATAATCATTCGTAGTGCTACCATATGTCCCGTTTGACGCGAGCAACGATTGGATATCTGTCCCTGCTCCTTCACCAACCTGATTGAGATACGTGCCGGTAAGTGCTGCTGCCGAGTTGCTTGCATTCGTTCTACCTAGTCCCACTTTACTTTGTGAGTCGAACGATGCATACTCGATGTAAAACAGCATCTGCAGCAGGTTTAACGTGTGGAAATTCGTTAATCCCCACCCGGTTCCAATGGTAGCCCCCGCCGCTTCAAACTGTGCCATTGTTCCTGATGATCCGCTTCCAGTCAGGTTTTTCACTCCGGATTTACTCGTTAATTTCAGCCCGGACCATGAGGTAGCATAAAGAGTATTGGATGCTCCATTTGTCGTAGTCGTCCCGCCGTTTGCCCCGGCTGTGTATGCTCCGACATATACCTGATCAACCGGTGATGCAGAATGGCCTCGTTGATAGAACGCCGGATGGAGTGAAAACCCGGTTGCAGGTGTTGGCGAAATCCACCACCGCCAGTATGGGTCTGAATACTCGAATTTGATGTAGGTTTTCGGAATTCGGACCATGACATAGTCGCCCGTCAGAGTCAGCCCGGTGCCTTTCGCGTCATCGCCGAAGGTTGCCACCCCGGCAGAGGTTAAGGTGCACCGTTTCATGTTGCCATGTATAGCATAGTTGTCGAAAAACGCTGCCCGGTTAAACGTCGATTTTTGGATCTCATCCCCGTTTACGTCGATCCGTTTTAGTTCGGGTGATGAGCTGGACGAGTCCCACTCTATCCCAATAATCGACTGAATCCCAAACTGTGCCGCCAGAATGTCTACATTATTCTGCAGCGAATTGATCGCATATGCTGGGATGAGGTTCGCAATATAGGCTCCTGCAGACCATGCTTGAGCCGTGCCCTCAAACGCTCGCTCTACGGTCAGGGTTGTGCCTGTTAGGTCCGTGTATTTGACTACCTCAAAAGCCCCGGTGTCGTCCCAAATACATGCCAGGTTTGTAGCAGCTGCAAACCCCGGATCGGCCGTGAGCGAAATACTCGTATCGTCGTCGTCAATCCCTGACGCCAGGGTCGTGTATGGACTACCTGGAGTCGCCGGGTACATGGTCTGCCAGGTCATCTCACTCCTCCACTAATTCAGCGGTTGTGCATTTTACAGTCACGGTCACCGAATCGCCCGGATCAACACCTCGGGCAACCGTCCACAAATGCCGAAGCAGCATCGTCTCATCTGCTGCCAGGACGGCCACCTCGCGGAGCGAATAGGACGACTCGAACCCGGTGATAGTAGCAGTCCATACGCATTTATTCGTTGCCTCATACGTAGCGACTGCCGCCCCCTCTGCCACCTCTGTCCCGAGTGCGGTATCTGTTGCTGCCTCTGCCCCGGTCCCGGTGCCGACTGCTATTTTTGTGAACGGTCCGACCGAATCAACCGCCCCGAGCAGTTTAGCCGCCCGGACCAGCCCAGTATTAGCGAGTGTCGCCATGTTTTGTTACCTCGTGATCGATGCTCTTTATTCTGCCGTCGTTGTCTCGAATTACCATTTCAATTTCAATCTCCTTTATTCCGGCTTTCGGTACGTCTCTCATGATGTCGTGTCCTGCACAAACTGCATTGTGATCTCTTTGGTGTTCGGGTTCAGTTCTTTCTCTTTCCATGACTTCATGGCACATTTCGTATGAGTTGTGCCGTTGATTGTCAGACTGGCTTTCGTGGCAATTTTTGCGAGGAGGGCTGTGTATTCCGCTGCAGACTCAGTTATGCACGAGATCAGCCAGGAGTTTTTCACGTTCTCCGAAACGGTGAGCTTTGTTTTCCCGCTCACCAGTTCAGCCTCGTTGACTCTGGGCTTTGGCTGTGGGGTCACGTTTGCATGTTTCAGCGTCACCGAGTCAAACGTCACGCTCATGTTGTATATCCCCGCTGTGTCCGCCGCTGTGCCTGCATGGCTGCAATGTCTGCCATTATTTTGTCTATCGGATAGTCTGACGATGCGTTTATGCTGCCGATGTCTATTGTGGATGAATTGTCCTGTGATCCAATGTTTGTACCGCCTGACATGCTGGCCGGTTGTGCTGCAGGCATGACAACCGCTTCAGCTACTTGGACCGAGGCAGCCTCAACGGCCGGAACAGTTGCCAGGAGCGGATCGACAAAATACGCCCCGAAGTTCGGGAGCTGAGACAGGGGTCCGGTCTCTGCCGGAGAATGAGGTATAAACTGACCAATAAGCCCGAATATGTCACCTATGGCCCCAGCCACCGCCCCGGCTGCAGACTGCATACCCTGGACAATATACATGATGATGTTGTACCCGGCAGAAATGAATCCCTGAGCAAGTCCCACAATAAACTCTGAAATGCCGGTGAACAGGTTCGAGAACGCCTCTTGGACTCTACCCCCGAGTGCCATAAACGCCTCTGCTATGATGGAGAATGACCCCACCAGAGCCCCCGGAATACCGCCCAGGACATTACCGACGATGTCAACCAGACCGGAGAATGCACCTCCGACCGTTTCAGGTATTGACGCAACCGCCCCGCCTATGGCGTCAGGCAGGCCGGTGAACCAGTTGACAGCCCCGGATGATGCCTCCTCACACCACCCAGGCACCCCGTCGAGCCACTCTCTGAAATCAGCACCCGCACCCATAACGAAACCACCGAATTCATACCCGGCGTTATAGATCCAGTCAAACACACCTAACTCGTTCATGACGTAGACTGCAGCAAGCCCGAGAGCAAGCCCGGCGAGAATTGCCAGGAGCGGTGCAGCAGCTACCAAAAACACCCCAATCGAACCTGCAGCAGATGCGAGAGAAGTGCCGATCCCTGCAATGGAAGCCCCTATACCAAGGCTCTTGAGTGCTGCCAGCCCCATGAGTGCAGGCCCAAGAACGGCGAAACCCTGAGCGGCATATATTGCTAGGCCTGCCACCGATTGAAGCGGGTCAGGGAGAGCAGACAATACATCTGCCACAAGTCCGGTCGCGTCAGCGGTCAGCATCATGGCCGGAGCCATAGCCTCCCCGAATGCTATTTTTGCTGCTTCGGTCTTGTTCGTGGCTATTTCGAGTTGTGAACTCGTTGACTCTAAAACCGTGTTGAACGACTGCGTTTTGAACTCTGCATCATTCATCTCTCCGGTGAGTTCTCCGAGCGAGTCCTTCTCTTCGAGCAGGGCCATAGCCGCTTTTACTCCATAGGTCCCGAAGATCTCTTGCAGTATGCTCATCTTCTCGACGTTCCCGCCGGTGCCCTGGAGTGCAACATCTAACTGGTCAAGCACAGACTTTAGACCAACAAAATTACCCTCGTTGTCCTTGACATGGACTCCCATGTCCTCAAGTTTCTTTATGACTGCCGGATCAACGAGCCTGGTAAGCATGGTGTTGAGTGACGTCCCTGCAACCTCTGACGAGGTAAACGAGTTCTGTAAGAGCACGTTGGCCGCTGCAAGTTCATCAAACTCAATCCCGAGAGTGGACGCGGACCCTACATTTTTCATAATTTCGTCGGTAAAGTCTCCCAATTCCCATTTACCGACACCCACGGCCTTCGCGAGAATATTGGTGACATCTGCAGCAGAATAAACGCCCTCTCCGTATGCACCGAATACATTGATCACGGTATCCACGGCTTCAGCGAGATCCATGTTGCCACCGACTGAAAGCTGAATAGCCTCAGGCAGGACTTTCATCATAGTGTCAAAGTCATACCCGACAGAGATCATGTTATACATGGCCCCGGTAACTTCAGTGGCACTCACCGGGAACTGTTTTGACATATCCAGAGCGGCTTGTTTCGCCCGGTTGAACTCTTCTTCGGACAGGACCCCGAGGGCTTTTATGGCGGTTGTTGACTCTTCAAACGATAAAAAAGAGCGTTTGACGTCTGACGTCATCGCTATGGCAGCAACACCGACCCCGGTCATAGCTGCCCCTACTGCTATGAGGTTCTTTTCAGAACTCTTCGATCCTTCGCCGGTTTTGTCGTTTGCGATGATGTCATACGCGACCTGACCGAGTGAGCCTAATAGCCCCATTTACCGCCTCCGGGTTTGTTCGTGCATGATCTCCATTTTCCTATTATACCACGTTTTCCAGAACAGCCGGATATCAGCCGGCAGTTTTGCGTATTCTCTCGGGTCGAGTATTCCTAAGTACCGTAAATAATCCCCGTAGTTTTGACCGGATCTACTCTGTGCGAAATTTCTGCAGGTCGCCTACCCGGTTCATCCTCCTGGTCATTATTCCCTCAAGAAATGCTTGCATAATAACGAGTGCGTCGTTTACCGGCCACCGGTGTTTATTCTCGTCAAGCCAGTCGGCTGTGATGAGCGGGTTAGCGGTCATCAGTTCGATCTGCCGGTACGTCAGCCGGGAGAGTTCCGGATCATTCTTTTCGAGTTCGGTCTTTCGCTGTTCAATTGCCCCGTATTCCTGCATCTCCTCCTCAGACAGTGCCGTCCGGACTGCAATTTTATCCCCGTTCCCAAGATCTATATCTTCGTAACAGTCATGGACCCGGCGTTCAAGCATGGCGATCTCGTTCTGCCATTTGAACGTGGCGGCATTGTATTTCTGGTCCATCTGCTGAAACTGTGGCTTATGTTCTGAAAGAAGAGAGGAGATCTCTTCTCTGCTTCGCCCGGTCATTAGATGATCCTCAGGCCAGCATCAGGGTCTTTCATCGTAAACGAGAGAGGTTCTTCGAGCATGTCATCAGCAGACGCAAATTTGAATTCAGTGTCGGTCAGGAAACAGTCATCCTGTTCAATCATGATCGAGTTGCTGCCGTCCTCAACTCCGCCGACCAGGTCAAAGAAAAGCGGGCTTCCTACTGTCGCAGTTGAAGACCCGGTTATACTCGAGACTTCGAGCGTGTCGCCTACTCCCATTGTGACCTCTTTGAGGGCCACGTGTGTAAGCGTCTTAAACGTCCGCTTTGATACAACGGTTGAGTTTTCAGCCAGTGTTGTGACTGCAACAACTTCAGACACTTCGTTTCCGTTTGCGTCGGTTCCTATGAGAATTGCCGTCCCTGCTCCGGTTACTGCCCCCCCCAGAGCTTTCAGCTGGATCTTTGATGCTGACGCAATACTTGTGTCAGTCATGTCAGTGATGCTTTCCGCACCGGACCCCGGACAGGTAAGTCCTGCATGGAGCGTCTCTGCTGCTCCGGTTGCAGGCGTGTCGGTCAGAATTGCTTTCAACATGTCGGCGTTGACGGTGATCCGGGTAATGGATCCGGTCACGTCAATTTTTCCGGGGAGTTTGATGTCTGACCATTTGCCGGATCTGGCATGAGATGCCACGCCACGCTTAATCTTCACGCTATACTCTGCAACTGCAAAAGGAGCCCCGCCTTTCAGCAGGACTCCGTGAACTCCAGTATACTCCCTATCTGCCATGTTTGTTACTCCTTAATCTGTTGTCTGGTACGCGAACGAGTATCGCCGGGCAATATGCACCCCGCCGATGTCCTCGTCGTGTTGTGTGCTGCTGCTGGTTCTGCTCCATGACCGTGTCCCGGTCGGAGGTGACGAAAAGAGCACATAATCAATTCTCTCCGCTATGTCGTCTGCATCCTCACCAGTGCAGGGGGGTTCAGGCTGGTTGGTGTCGATCCATACGTCCACCTGCAGGGTCGGGCTCTGGTCCCTGGTCCTGAACGTGTTATACCCTACCCTGAGTTTGCTGCTCTCATTGTTTTCGAGCAGTGTGACGCTCGGGACGTTTGCCGGCTGCACGCCTCTGGCCCGGTAGATGTATGAGCCACCGAGTAAGCCGGTTAGCGTGGTATCTGCAAGAAGAGCGTCACGAATTGAGGCGAACACGTCAGATCTCACCCATACCTCGCACAATATTGTAAAAGGGCTTGACGGTATTCCTGTTCGATGATCGGCATATACTGCCCCTGTGTTGACTCAATGGCGTCAAGAAGAAACGGTTTCGGCTCTGTCCCTTGTGTGGCAATTTTCAGCCAAATAGGAAACCACTGAAAGTCAGACCCCCCACGGCTCTTTCTCTCTGCCCACCGCTGGATCGCCTCAAATGGTGCATTGTGTGGCCGGGTCCCGTCATGTACATACCGGGCATAGGTGTCAACCTCTACCCCGTCCGGGTTCCTGACGCTGGCCTCTACCCCGACCCGAGCGGTATACTCATCAACAGACGTGACGTTGATGCTGTACCCGATGTGACCACGTAAGAGACCGGTGTCGAATGGTGCAAACTTGTAGGGAGTTGACCCGGGTGTCAGGTTCTTTTTTGCCTGTGTCTCAGCAATTGCACAGGCTTTGACGAGCCCCTTCCTGATGCTCTCCTCACACCCCTTCTTGATCCCCGCTACTCGCTTTGCCATTTCTGCCGGAGTACACACGTCAACCATTCACAGCACCCTCTTCAGAACTGCCTCATAATGGTCAACTGCTGCACGGTTCGAGAGCGGGTATACGGTCTGAATGTCCCAGGTGCCCCCCCAGGCACCTGACGATGAATAGATTCGGTATTCTCCGGTTGTGACGGCGGTAGAGGCAGGGAGAAACACAGAGAGCGGCTGGTCGATCAGTTGGCCGGTCTCGTGGATGATCCGGGCTTTGTCCTTACCGGAGAAATAGAACCGGCAGGGTACAGAACTCTGATCGGTGTTCCAGTAATACTCATACTCACCGTAAGAGTTTTGGTAGTCGCTGCAGACTCCATTCGCCACGGCTGCCCCGGTCCCCGTGTCGGTCAGAACCTCGTCAGTCTGAAACGTGCCGGTAACGGACTTGAGAATCAGGTATCCGGTCGCGGTCCCGCTCACTTTGTCAATCACCGCCGTGGCTTTGCTGGTTGCACCGGAGACGATCAGGCCCTTGGTGAATGCCCCGGTCCCGCCGTCATAGTTGAGTTTCTGCTTCTTCGCCCGCTTGAGCAGGTTGCACGAATGAGTCAGCCAGCCGGTCAGCACCCTCGAACCCTCCTGACCCGTGACGTGTAGGTTGTCGAGACAGAGAGCTGAGTCGAGACCCACTGGTTGAGCAGATCAAACGCTTCAGCCCGAAGGGCTTTTATGGCAACGTCCGGGTCATCCTGGCTGGTTGTGTCACCTATGCTGACAGACTTCGGCTGAATGCCTGACAGCCGGTGATACTGCATCAGCCCGGCCCGTGAGAGTTTGAGTGATGCCGTTTTGCATGCGTCACCGGACCCGGACAGGCCGTGTGGTGCCAGGTATGCATTGATCTCCCGGTCGGCGTCGTCAATGATCGCTTGCAGGATAGTAGAGGACAGAGCGGACCCGGTCAGGTTGACGAGTTCGGCAGTTGTGCATAGGCTCATGGCCGTACCTCTGGTTTGTTCCGCTGATCGTATCCGTCCATGTCAAACGTGTCCTCCATTCGGTCACGGTCTCCCATGCCCGGAGACTGACCAGAGATCTCATAGAATGCCTTGTCAGCGGTTGTATACCGGTTCTTGTCCCGAGCACATGCTTCACGCTCTCGCTCATACGTAGCGGTCAGGTATTTCCCTGAATTAAAAGAGGAGAGCATTGAGCTCACCTTATCCGCCGTACTCGACACGGGCAATAGCGTTTGCAACACCATACTGACAGGCTGCTCTCATAGTGACAGAGATACCGGTGAGGTCACGGATCGGGTCAGAATACTGTTCTACCCTGATGTCCTGTCTCATCCCGATACCTCCACAGTTTGCAGAGTCAAAGACCAGCATACCCATGTTGCCGTCGGTCTTGTCACCCCATGCCTGAGCGGCCGTAATTGGTGCAGATGTGGTATCACAGTCAACACCGCACTCAAAGACCTTGCAGCCCATGAGTGAGGGTAACTGCCCGGAGATAGTGACCTGCTGAGCGACCGGGTTGTAGCCCGGTACAAAGTCCTTATACAGGTACGGAGTGATGGCCGGGTTCACAACGATGGTGTCAGGGATGTACCCGTCAGCCACACAGAGAGACCGGGCGTTGATGGCCGCTACTATTCCGCCATTGGTGCTGATTACGGCTGCCAGGTCGTGCTCGTTGCCGGCGTTGTCCATGAGCGCTTGCAGCATCCACTGGTTGAGCGTGTTCTCGATCCGCTGACCGGTCTTCCTGATCTCCAGTTCAATGACAGAGAATAATGCATCATTCACCATTTCGTTGGTGATGACTGGCCTCTCTCCGAGTTTCCGAGCGGTCCAGGTCCGGCTGGTATAGTCCTGGGTATTGATCGGGATCTCTGCACCCTCTGCCACGAACGGAGCATAAGACCCGGTCTCCCAGATGTTCATCTGCATGACGTTGCTGTTCATGTTGAAGATCGGGACCGCCGACCTCATGCATTTGACCGGCTCTGATCCCTCGATGACCGTCCGATATACCTCGGTCTGGGTCAGGGTGCTGCCCTCAATTCCTTCTGACAAGAGCAGTTCACGGGCCCTGTGCTGTTTGCCGTCCTCTCCCTCTACCATATAGGCAGACCCGAGAGCACGTTCTATTTCTGGAATGTACCGGGTTACGATCTCGTTCTGGATCCGGTTCCGTTCTCCTGGTCCTGCAACTGCAGCCTCAAGAGCTTTAATTAAAAGTTGTGTCATTTCTGATCACCTCAGCTTGAAGCGGCGAATGTCGGCACAGGCTGCACAACGATCTTCACGGTTGAACCTGTGGTCCCGCTGCCTACAACCGAATCAGTGAGGGAATACCCAATCGGGAACGCCCCGGTTGATAGTGCTGCTGCATGGCCCCCAATAGCCGGATCAAATTCCAGAACAGTACCTGCAACGCTTGACGTAGTCACCCAGTGACCGGCGTCAATACTGGTGTCTGTTGCTGCACACATGACGGTAAGGACTGATCCAACCATTGCCACGGCGACCTCTCCGCCCGTGGTTGCCTGGCTGTTCAGGGCAACCCCTATACCGATCCCGGTTGTGTCTGAATCTGCCGGAATCACAGTGTCAGATGCCCCAGAGTCAGCAAAACCAACAACCTGACCCGACAGAATCGCAGAACCTGCTTTAAACGTCTTTACTAATCCGAGATGCTCAGGATTCGGATCAAATGCTTCCGGTGTAGTTGCACCCATTTTACTCACCTACTATTCCGGCCTTTCTGCTGACCGGTACGAAATATTCTGGTAGTGCTTCCAGCTCTTTCGGCTGGTTGGTTGCTGCCGGTGCAGGCTGTTTCTCAAGAGCCTCAACCCGTGCAGAGAGTTCCTTGTTTTCTCCGAGCTTGTCAGTGAGTCCCTTGATGGCCTCGCTCAGCTCTTTGACGCTGTTCTGGTTCGCCTCGAATGCAGTTTTGAGTCCTGAAACGTCAGTCTTTACCGCTTCGAGTTCCTTGGTTATGGCTTCGGTGTCCATGTTTTCGTCCTTCGTTTCAGGCTCGGCAGGTTGCTCACCTGCTTCATTGTCCCGTATGGTGCAGCGGGCACATGCCCCCCGGTTGACCGTGGCAATGCCGGTAAACGTCAATTCCTCAGCCTGGTAGATCCGCCGGCCTGGGTTCCACTTCTCTTTTCCGCCGTGTTCGACCGACACGAAATTAGCCTGGCCGGCTTTGACCATGGCTATAGTGTCTCTGCTCTGCTGTGTCAGCCCGTGGTAGTGCAGGTCGCCGACGACCGCCTCGTTCTCATACCGCTGGTTCAGGACCTCACCGACTTTCTCGGTTATGTTCCGGGGCACTCCCCCCGAGTGCCGGGACCACATGGCAGAGTCGAGCCAGTTGGACGCGTACCGCTGCAGGACGTCAGACGAGTATTCAAGCGGGGTACCCTGTGCTGAGTCGGTCCATATGCCGGCCGCCAGGAGTTTGACACCTCTGACGATCAGACCGCCTGATGGTAAGTCCTCAAACTTACCGCCGATCTGCTGAAAGTCAAACGATAGCGCACGGCTGAACGGTTTCGGCTCTTCCTCGTTCTCCCGGATCTGCTCATCAAATGAGTACCCGGTGTACCCGTGGTCGATGAGCCACGAGTCTGCCATTTCACGAGTATGAGAGTCAGAAAAGACAATTTGCGTCACGTTCCCGTCGGCGTCCCAACGGGGCATAATGCCCGGCCCGTATTTGTTTTCTTGCTCGCGGACTGCCGGCGTGTCCCGGATCCGTGCAATTATGGCGGGTAGCATAGTTGCTATTTAGTCACCTGTTTATAATTTGGTTTAGTTTGCCTGACTAAAATGAGGTTAAGACCGGGGCTTTTGTTTCGTCTTTGTATCAGTTCGTTCAGGTTCCTGCAGTTTCTTCATGAGTTCCCTGACCGACCATGTGGACCGGCTGCCTCCGTTGTCCTCCGGGTAATACTGCCCGAGTGCCCGAGCAATGACCGACGGGTATTTCTCATGCAAGTGAGCACGAACGAACGCGATCTCGTTCGGTGAGAATGGTTTTCCTGAGGTCATAACAGCCCCTTTTCAATGAGTGTGTGACGGACGCCCTCACTTATAGCGAACCGGCCCCGCCCGTCCTGAAACCAGCAGTTCGGGTCTGTGCGGTACGTCTCGAACTTAAACCGACCCTGTTCCTGAATAATCCGATACAAAAACCAATCCACAACCTCGCCATAGTTTTCGTCATAGGCAGACAGGCAGATCCCAAACGGGATCACGCGGGTGAGAACGTCCCGCCGCCATTGCTGTTTCTCGTGCCCCTCGTATTCCCGGTATAGTTCTGCCAGGATTGTGGCGTTGCCATAAGTATTGTCGAGCCACCGATCCGGGCACGGGTTGATCAGTTTCACCAATTTGTAAAATAGGGCTTTGAGCGGCCCATGAAACCTGAACGAGTCCTGGTTCTTGGTCTGTATGTCGTCCGGGGAGTTAATGCCCTGAATCAGTCGCTCGTTGATCATTCGATCACCGGCACCCACGTACAGCGGCAGTTCGGATGAATCGGGAGCCCCGGAGCCTCGCTAATGTTGAAAACTTTGCCATTGTTGTCAATGCAGGTGGGACAGCACCGGTCATCAGGACCGGCTAACCACTCTACTTTCTGGATCCCGTCTCTGCCATACCGTGACAGAGCCCCACGGTTGAGAGCATACATGACCTCAGTCCGGGCTATTCGTTCAGCCCGAGACTGGCCGTTACCGGGGCTTTCGTCCACGTATTTCGAGATCCGTTTTACCAGGTCGTCTATTCCCTCACCCTTGATCATGCCATCAGTCAGTTCAGAAATAATTCCCTTTTTCGTCTCTTCGGTCAGGCCCTTGACCAGACTGGCATTCCGCTCAATGAGTGCATCTATTGCCTCCTGGTTGATCGGCACATATATCTGGCTACTTTCGGTCATACCCTGCCTTTTTCATCTGCAGATCTGCGAACGTCTGCCCCTGCTGCCACCATTGAGGCACCTGTTTCTTCAGCAGTTTTCGAGCGTCTTTCATCATATCCGCCTGGTACTTGTCGATCTGTTTGCTGATCTCTGCCGGCCGGTTGTGGTACTCGCGAATAATGACCAGGCACCCTCTGACGAACTTGTCATGGTGCCGTTTGAGGTCAGCTTCATACGAGCTGACCAGCCGGTTGGCCTGTGTTGGATCCCGCCTGCTCTGCCGGGACCGGGTAGTTTTCTTCGCTGTCATATTGTGCCTCGTCTATTCCGAACTGTTCTCTTACCCATGCCTGAGGTAACACGCTGAACTGGTCGAGCGGTGTGGCCTGCATGATCTGAGCAATCCACGCCGCTTTCGCTGCTTCGTCATCAGGACTCACGTCGCCGAACTGTATCCAGACAGAGCCAGGCCTGCCGGTTATCCTGTCAATCAGGTTGCGGTTGTATGCTCTGGCCACACGCTGTTGAATAGTTCCAATCTTGTCCAGGAACGCGTTCATCCTGACGGTCGCCGTCGCTTCAGTGCTGCCTCTGCCAAGGCCCAACATTTCCTCAGGCACGCCCAGAGCACAGGCCACACGTTGCAACATAATGTTGCTGTATGTGTCTGCGTTCTGTATGCCGGACACGTCGAGCGGTTTGATGGCCACGTCGTGGTGAGTCACGTAGTCGGTCTTTGCATCCTGCTTCTCGATCTGTTTCTCAACGTCGTCGAGGTCGGCAGACGTTGCCCGGTGCTCGTCTGACCCTATGGCCCACTGGTTCTTTGGCGTCCCGTGCCGGTGAATGGCTTTGGTGATGCTTTCGATGGTGTCACAGTCCCGGTTGATGTCGTCCTCTGCCCGGTCCATGAGGGACAGGCCGTACACCTGGCCGGGGACGTGGAACAGGCTGAACGAGAGGATCCGGTCTGGCTCAATCGGGGTCTCTTCTTCAGTGAGCCCGGACTTCCCCGGCGTGTATTGAGAATACCCGGTTATTCTGCCGTATTCGTCGCAATTCTTCCCGAACGTAGCAGGGTCACGGCTCACAATACCCCACACGCCCTGACCGGTCCGGGTCGGTATGATCTCCTGGTATGCGTCGCCTGCCAGGACTGCAGACAGGATCCCGTCTGCGAAGATCTGATCCATGTCTACCCAGGGCTGATCCAGCCATGCCTGTACCTGGTCTTTCAGTCCGTCCGCCCCGTCCTCACATACCAACTCATAGCCGTTTGTGAGTGCGAAAAGAGCGTATGCGTCTATAGCGTCCGCTATTGGCCCGCCCCGTTCATACATTCGGATCCACCGCTGGATCTTCTTTCTTCGTGCTGCGTTGTCGTCTCTGCCGTTCCGTGCAAACGGGTTTTTCTCGTCCCGCCCCGGTACGACTTTGCTCACCGGGTCCGGGTCTTTTGCGAGTAGTCTAATTAGTCGTTTTCGTATGTTCACCATGTTCGGTTCGCTCCTCCTATGCGGAACCCGCCAAGGTTCTGATCCTTTGCATGGCTGTGTATGGCATACCTGAGGCTGTCCATGCAATGATCCCTGAACTTCACCGGATCTTCCAATACTCTGCCGTCTTTGTCGGTTCGGTACGAATAGCCCCGGATCTCTGCGATGAGGTTCTGACTGTCCCGGTGTATGTGTAGTTTATGGCGCTTTACCGCATCAATACCGTCCTTCACGCTTTTGTCAGCCGGTTTTATGTTGAACCCGGCAGAGCGGATCTCATGAATCCTGGCGGGTTCGGCTGCATCTGCATAAATGAGAGCACCGGACGGCAGGACTTCACGGAGAATAGAGATGAGATCGGCGTTTGTCAAGCCGGACTTATACAAGAGTTCCTGAGTGTAAATCTGCTGGTCCCGTTCAGTGACCTGGACCAGGGCAGACGGGTTATTGTAACCGAAATCAAGCCCGTAATATTGATCGCCTTTCGTTGGCCATTCATCAACGATCTCATAGTTTCGGTAAATGACATTTTCAAGTATGCCAGGTTCCCCGAGTGCATAGATCCGGTAATAGTTTTGATCCTGGTTGATCAGGTTCTCCAGTTCGCTGATGTATTCCGGCGAAAGAAACCGTATATTGTCTTTGTATGTTGAATGATGGACGGCTGCATCTTCCCGCTGCCCCTGCACTACATCAGTAATCAGCCAGTGGTAGGCGCCGATCGGGTTGAACGTCAGGAACATCTGGTTTATACCGGCAGCGTTCGCCCGTCTCATTCGCAGGTTGAGCTGAAGAAAGTCCTCTTTTGTGATCTCGGTTGCCTCTTCGACCCAGACATAGTTTGCCTCGTAAGACTTGATCTTTTCAGGGTCGTCCATGCCCTTGAACAGTATTTCGTTATTGTTGAACCTGGCAACGAGTTCAGACTTGTTTAAGTAGAATTTAACGCCTAAAGCATAAAGCAAGTCCAGCACCAGCCTGTAAGCGGTTATTCTCATTGCCGGCAGGGTTTTTCTGACAATCAGGATCCGGCAGTTCGGGTGAGTGAGAAACAACCGGACGACCTCTTGTGCGGTTGCTACGCTCTTACCGCTGCCTGCACCGCCATAAACGACAAGAAGTCGCTTATCCTGGTTACTCTGAAAGAACTCGTGAAACGTCCCGAGTCTCTGAAGTTCTGCCATCGACTATATTGTATGTGATCTGAACCGGCTGCCCCTCTGCTCCGGTCAGCTCAACCTTATTCCGTTCAACTCTGCCCCACCGGTCCGGGTGTCGTCTCTCCAGGATCCACGCTTTTGACTGCCACGACGGATCAAACGAGATCTGTTCAACCAGTCGCTCCTCTGCTTCGGCTTCAGCGGCTTTTATTGACTCTAAAAACTCAACGTTATCTTTCATCCAGTTGTAAAACGTGGCTTCAGAAATGCCCCCCAGGGCGGCAGCGGTTACGAACGGCAGGCCGTCTTTCACCGCTTTTATTATTCGCTCGACTCGTTCCGGCGTATATTTTGACTCTGCCATTTACCTAACAACCTCACACCGTTTCCACGGCACCACCAGCGACAGGTGCCTAATGTCGTTTCCTTCTCCGACCTTCACCCGTATGTGTGCATGGTCCGGTTGCACCGTTGCCAGTTCACCAGTCACACCGTCAGGCCACATGTCAGCCAGGGGGGATCCAGGTTCTGGGGTGTAGTGGATCATATGATCTGGCCTCCCTTCATGAACCAGAGCACCAGGGCGACAATGACAGCTACCAGCACCGCCTGCAGAATGCCCCATATGCGATCCTCGTATGGTTTCGCCCCACATCGCTGCATCTCGCTTTTCTCGAGTGCCTCTAACCGGTTCCAGCACCGGGTCCAGTCTCCTACCTTTCTGCAATTGTGCTCTACATCAACAAGCCGCTCTTCATGATCTTTTAATGTCTTTCGGATCTCTTCAGTAAACGCCTCTAGTCTCTTGTTTGTTTCAAATAACCGTGCATTTAGATTTGATAGTTCTGCCGTGACCTGAGTAACCGCCACTGAGTTATCGGTTATCGACTGCATCAGATCATACAGCGTTTCCGGGTTGCTGGTTGGAGTCATTGATAGTACACCTCCCCCCGGATTCGAACCGGGTCTGCCCTCAGAGGTGCCCGCGTGGAGAGGGATAGGAAACATTCGAGTTGTGGGGTTTTGCACATGTTTTTCTCACGCGGGGAATAGTAAAAAGAGGTGTGACCCTCTTGGTTACTGGGTTTCTTTCTTAAACAGTCGCATAATACTTGATTGGTTCCCTACGAAATGCTCCCCGTTCGGAAACTCAATCATCCAGCGTTTCTCTTCATGTATCTGTGCAACGCCCGGGTTCGTGTTAATCCCGATCTTATACCCGTTCTTCTCTTCCTTTACGTCTAAAAAGTTTTTCTTCACCATTCTTTATTCTCCAGGTAGTTATACAACGTTTTTAATATACGTTCTAGTACTGCAATAACTGATCCATACGCTACCAGCTGAGTCTCAATGTTCAGCTGAGTAATGGGAGATCCCGTAAACGTCGCTGCAATCCCAACACCTGCACCAATAACCATCGTGGCTGCAAGTGGTATAGGATCAAAACTAAAATCTGGTTTCGTTGGATCAATTCTTTTGGTGCTCCACCAGATAACGGAGTAAAGAGCACCAGTTAAACATGCAATCAGGATAGGTTCAAAATCAATCATGGTTGTGCCTCCTCAACCGTGGTATTGTTCACGGTCTCATTGGCCGGCATTTCCTCTTCCCCATCCCACAACCAATCTATAGCGCCCGAAGCGCTGTCAATCTCATTTAACCGGAGCAGTGCGTGATCGTGTCTGCTATACGAATACTGGAGCAGAGACGAGTTTGTATCCAGGCCACTCTTCAGGCTGCCTTTCACGTCCTCAAACAGGTATCCGTTAGGACTGGTGCCGACACCTGAATAAGAAACCGTCTTCCCGTCAACCACCACGGCACTTTCGTAGGTGGTGCCCTCTCCGCTTCCCATCATTCCCCAGAGCCCCTCTACGGATTGAGTCTCCGGGAGTCT